TTACTGTCCATACAGTTTTGCAAGGGCGTCCCTAACCTTGTCCAGTGATGATTTTGGTGTGTAGTAGACGGGTCTGCTTCCCCCGCCACCCTGCCTGAGCAAAATACCTGCATCCGCCAGTTTCTCCAGATGCACACGAGCAGTGGCGGGCGAAATATCAGCGCGTTCTGCAAACCCCTTAATGGTAAGGTTTTCACCAGGCGCCATAATAATCAGGTTAATGATTTGCTGCTGAATGTTTGGTATTTTTTTGCGCATACCATTTGCAATCATCCATGTGTCGAAATCTCTCATCTTGGATGCAACTGAACGGACGTGCTCGATGAGTTCGTGAACCGCTCTGTCTAGTATCCTGCATTGATAATCGACGAAATAGGTCACATCTTGACGGTCGGTTTCGGTCTTAAGGTAAGCCTCAGCGTATTGAACAGGGGCCTCCTTAAGGTGTTGTGATACTGAAATGTAAAGAAATGCATCATAGCCATGCTTGAACATATACCAGTAAAATAATGCACGCGCGACGCGCCCATTACCATCATGGAAGGGATGTAGAAACGCTAACCCAAAATGAATAATACATGCCTTGATAACAGGGTGCAGGTAGTGGGTCGGTAACGAGCTTTCTTCGTGGGGGTAATTCACCCATTCAATTAGCTTTTCTAGAAAATCAGTCAACTCTTCCGCCAGTGGTGGCGTGTAAACCCTTTCACCATCGCGCCCTTCAACCCAGACATCATCCGTCGTCCTGACTTGGCCCGGCCGATATTTGTCGTCGTCAATGTCACGGGTCGCCTCATCGTGAAACTGCATCAGTAGCGACGCTGTCAGGTTACTGCTGCGCTCACTCCACGCGAGTGACATCAGGCGACGATTGCCCAAGATCATTTTCTCGCTTTCATTCCTCCCCGCTCTTTTCTCCGTCAGCATTTTCCTTGCAGCCGCGCGGGTTGTTGATGCCCCCTCAAGCTGGCTTGAAGCGATGCTTTCCTCATTGACAAAATCGTGCAGATAGTAACCAGGAATATCAATGCAGCTAATGAGGTCCTTTAAACCAGCTTCCGTACAGGTGCGGTCGATGAGTGAACAAACTTTTTGCATGGAGGGCAGGGACGTAAAGAGCGTTATAGCCCCCAGTGAGTGTCCAAGGCGCGGAACGGGTTTTAATGCCACTTTCCTAGCAAGTGAAACTAATGACCATAGTGCTTTGGCCTTATCCGGGTTACCCGTCTTCTTTGTAATATCAGCCCAATGAAGATAGCGGCCCTTGTCATCAACTACGGACATCAGCTTTCCGCACTCTATAACTGAATGTGCATCCACTTCCCCATATAGCACCCTTGCGCACGGCGCAATAGCGTCAAACAGTTCGTTTAAATAGTCAGGCTTCTTCATTTTCATGTTATTGCTCCTATTTTTTGCCAAATCTAAGAGCAATGTAAGACAAACGGATTGAATGGGCAATTACAGACTGAGTTAGACCATGAAGCGCAGACGGTTATGTCTGTGCTTCATGGTGGTTAGGCAATGAAGGGGCCGTACTTGGTAGTAAGGGCTTGCTCGTGGTTGGTTGTAGCGGTGAAGTCGCCGGCATACAGTGGGTCACCGGTGTTGTTGTGGGTATGGCTCTCGGTCTATTGTGCCAGGATCTGTAGCACATCCAGCGTGTCGGTTAGCAATGTCAGCACGTTGATAGCATCCGTACCGATGCGCACCGTAGGCGCGATAAGCTACTGGCCTGCATCCACTTCAATGAAGATAATTTGTTGATTTTTTTATAAGCTGCCGCACAATAAAAGTTAAGCCCACCATCTAAATAATCAAAAGGATTTGAATGCCCACTCCAAAAACCAAGGCAAATGACTATGTGAATCAGCTTGCAGATCATATGCGAACCGGAAAACCAATAGATGAATTATTATATCGTCGAGTACTGAAAGAGCTAAGCCTTGACCAATCGACTAATGGGATCTCCGCTATTGGGTTTGCCTATGCCGCTCATGGAGAGTTTCAACGTGCTGATGAGTGGTTTGCCTCTTTCAGCCCTATAACAGACAGTGTATTAGCAAATAATTACTGTTTTATGTTGTTTGCAGTAAATATGCATACACGATTGTGGGATGTATTATTTGATTTCGCTGAGAAATGCCCAACCGCCTGGCTTTTGTGGATTGCCGCATATCACTCGTATGCATTAGGTAGGATTGGTAAATACAAAACATTAATGCAGCGTTATATCAGTCAGATACAGGATGATGAAAAAAAAGAGTCTGCCATGATAAACACAGAAAAAAATCTCGATAAACTTAATGCTATTTATAGTCTGACCCATTGCACTTCCTCGCAGCTAGAAGCATTGGCAATGCACGCCTTTAAAATTATAGAGGGCCACAATCTCTCTTTCAGCTACGTTGATATTTCTAGCACAGCGGCTGGAGATGCATCTTACATTATTGAAGTTAAAACCGATGATGCAGATAAGGTTGTTGGCATGAACGTAGAGCTTTCCGAAGTGATATGCCGTGATCCGTTATTAGACAACTGTGAATTGGTGGCTTTTTACACGGCGGGGCGTCTTGCCTATCAGGGGTATACCCATGTCGATTAATAGTAGTGATTTTCTGTATTCAGCAGTCATCAGTTGTGATTCTGCCGAGGAAGTCGACTTTCGTAATGCGATCTCACGGGCATACTATGCTATGTATCATGAATCGTTACGCGCCCTTACCTGTCTTCCTGGGGCATCTCGTGACCATCATGCCTGCCTGATTAAATATATGAGCTCATCTGCAGAAAATAAAAATGAGCCATACGAAAGCAGTAAATTAAAATCACTCAGTTATCGGTTAAAACAACAAAGAAATTTGCGCAATCAGGCCGACTATAAGATTGATGATATATCTATTACTCAGATGCAGGCCAAGGTCACAATAAAAGCAACGGAAAAGTTTTTTGAAGACTGGGGTACACTAAAGTCAACCAAAAATATACAGAAAAAACTTTAACTCGCGCAACAAAATAAAAATACGCTTAATGAGCTGTCAGATAGAGCAAATCAATACCCCCATCCAGCATAGCCAGTTGTTGTCTATGCTGGATATGCCGCTGGAGTCGACATCCAGTTCACGCTGGGGTAATTGTCACTCGGACATCAGGTAGCAGCCGTATGACCAATCTCCGTTGCTGGCCACCTCGCCAATGCCGACCCATCAATGCCCCGGCGAACAACGACCATTGCCGCGCCAGACAGCCCGATCTTCATTGCTCAATAGGGTCACGCCCAGAGTTATTGTCACCCGGACATCAGCAAGCGGTCGCATGACTCAGGCCCCTTTACCAGCACTGGGGGAGCCGCCAGCGCCAGGCATTATGGGTAACATCGGGCTTGCAGCGCAGCTACCCACGGGACAGCAGCTATCCAGTAAATAAGTAGAAAAAAAAGTGATATACGTTCATTATTCCTCTAAAAGGAGACCGTAATGAATATATATGCCTATCACCCTGACGACCAAAGTAAAAAACTGATCCAGATTGATGAATGGGTTGTTATTTATCATCCCAATACTGATGGGAGGTGTAAGGTATGTCATGAGCCTGTTCATGTAAGGGCGGAGGCATCCCAAAAGCAAACGCATTTCGCTCATTATAAAAACTCACCGTGCCCAACGGTAAAAGATAATAATAAACCTTATGAAGTCCTAACCACTTTACCAAGAGATCCTACTTTAGCCCTAGAGGCAAAAGAGTGGTTAAGGAACAATATTGTTGATGTGTATGAAAAAATACGCTCCGAGTTCACTGAGTTGAAATTACAGTGGAAAGAACTGCATAAACTGATTGAAACCGCCAATAAGTTAGATATCTGGTCACTAAAGGGTATGCCTCACGCATATATTCCTTACGTGCTGCTTATGTGTACAGATAAGTTTGAAAAAACCAGCAGTACATATAGTAGAAAGCAAGCCTGCTTTTTTGTTTTAGAGACTTCACCAGAGGGGATCGGTTTCTGGAATGAAAATGGTTTTTATAAAAAAGAGATATGGGAGATACAATTACCCTCAAGGAATGTAATTAATCACAATATAGATTTATCACTAAAAAAAGCGTGGTATGTGAATATATCACATGAATTATTAAAGTAGCATGGCATAAGCTTCATGCTACTTTTCATCAAGGTATATATGAAGCTTAATGAAAAAGACCCCGCGATACTTTTATTCATCTTGGACGAAATTAACGTTAGCACAAAAGAAATATCAACAAAGGAAGTTGTTGAATCTACCTTTTTTAGGTAGCGCCGGGCTTGCCGCACAGCTATTGGCTGAGGGGGTAACATCGGCCATGACCTGGTTCTGTTACTGACCACATCGTCAGTATCAGCCGCCAATAGCCCCGACAAACAGCGATCATTACCGTGCCAAACAGCCCGACCTTTATTGTTCAACAAGGTGCACCGGCGTCATGGGTAACTCGGAGCTTGCAGCGCAACCATCGGTTGAAGGGGCGACATCGACGTGGCCGGGATTCTATTACTGGCTTCATTGCCAACGGCACCGGGCATCGTGGGTAGCACCAGGCTTGCAGTACAGCCATCAGTTGAGGGGGCAGCATCAACCATGACCATGCTCCGTTGCTGACCGTCTCGCCAGTGCCAGCCCACCATTGCCAGCCCCGCCAAACCGAATATTCAGCACCGCTGTAACCGCCAGCGCCAGGCATCATGGGTAACATCGGGTTTGCAGTACAGTCATCAGTTGAGGGGGTGACATCGAGCATGACTCGGGTTCCGGTACTGACCGCATCGCCAGCGGCACTGCTGGAACCGTCAGCACCCAACACAAGGGTAGCGCCGGGCTTGCAGCACAGTCATCAATTGAGAGGGGCATCGAGCATGACTCAGGTTCCGGCACTGCCCACTTCGCCAGCGGCACCACTGGACCCATCAGCACCAGGCCTGATGGGTAGCGCGGGCTAGCAGCGCAGCCATCAGTTGAGGGTGCAGCATCGAGCATGACTCAGGCTCCGGCACTGACCACCTCGCCAGTGCCAGCCCACCACTGGCACTGGTGAACGGCGCCCATTACCGTGCCAGATAACCCCGATCTTCATTGTTCAACAGAGTCACGCCGGGGTAATCATCACTCGGGCATCAGGTAGCGACCGCATGACTTAGACCCCTTAGTCAGCACCAAACTTTATGGATAGCGCCGGGCTTGCAGCGCAGCCATCCGTTAAAGGGGCAATATCGACTATGGCCCGGATTCCATTACCGACCACCTCGCCAGCACTACAAAGCCGAACATCAAACACCACGGGAACCGCCAGCACAGCGCATCATAGGTAGCGCGAGGTTTGCAGCACAGCCATCAGTTGAGGGGGTGACATCGAGCATGACCAGGCTCCGCTACTGACTGCATCGCCAATGCCAGCCCACCACTGGCACCCCTGGCGAACAGCGACCATTACCGCACCAGATAACCCCGTTCTTCACTGTTCAACAGGATCACACCGAGGTCATCGTCACCCATACATCAGGTAGCGGCCGCATGACTCAGGCCCCTTTGCCAGCACCACCAGACCGGACATCTAGCGCCACGGGAACCGCCAGCGCCGAGCATCATGAATAATGTCGGGCTACACCCGGCTATGTCTGTATTGGCCATCGAACCGATTACAACAAGTGTAGGAATTACCGGCCATGTCAGGTATGAACATTCACGGGTGCAGTGATATTGATAACTATGGATCCGACCAAGGGAAAAGTAACGAGTCATCGCCCTGCAACCGTATATTCCTGGATTTGTGAAAATATGGGGGAAGGGATTTCGCCTAGCGGTGTAACGGGTAAATGTTGGCGCAGAATTAAAGGGTTACATTCTCTTAATCACCCTTTATCTTGCAGGTATGACTTGTTATTTAATCCAAGAGAAGCAGATGAAGGTTATAAAGCATCAAAAGCAGACGGATCTGGATTGTGTTTGTACCTGCATAGCAATGTTGGCAGGTAGAAGGCGAAGTGATATGTATAAGAAATACCATAGGCAATATATGGAGAATGATGATTTTACTGTCGGGAACATTCTTGATGATTTAAATATAAGGCACCGATTATGTGGCAGAGATGAAAGGCTCTCGCCCGGCAGTCTATACCTGGTGACCGCACCCTCCATCAATATATTAGGTAAATTCCATCAACTCATCATTGATTTCAGATGCGGCATTGAAATCTTCGATCCAAACCGAGGAGTTAAGGGACGAAAATATTATGTACGGACATTTTCCGCTCGCGCCAGAAATCAAATCAGGCTTACCTCGTGGTACGTAGATTATGAAATTCTTGGTTACTGATTAATGTAGTATCAAGGACTGGATTAGCGAGGGGGCGCTGGCATCGACCAGGGCGCCCTTGACTCACCTCGGCTTTACTCTGGCAGATTCTGCAATAAAGATAATACCCCTTTTCTTTCTGTTGGCCTTAATCTTTCAATAATCGCCTTAACAAGATGGTCCCCCCCTAATCCGCTCGGTGTGATTGTCTTTAATCGAGAGAAAATATAAACATGGCGCTCATCACATTGATTATTCGTGCACGCATAGTACAGATTGGCAAACTCTACACTTTGCCAGACTGTTTTTCTATTGTGCATCGCGGCCCCACACAACGGGCATATTACGGCTGGCTTTCCCATTATCACCTCGTCAATCTGATAAAATAATCAAGGTATTATTGCAATTAACGTTTTTTAATTTTTTTGACTGCATGTGACAAGCTGAGGTTATACAGCCCGGTTTCGCCACATTCGACATTGCTACACGTATAATACATATTCGTGGCATTGTTGCTTTGCTGTATTACTTGACGTCTGTACATGATCGCATTACAGGTGGGGCATTTTACTTTTAACGTTGCCATTATAATAACTCATTAATCTACCACTCATGACTCTGGTATATTAATATCATTTTAGCATTTTTATTTCCTATTGTGGTTATTTTTATGTGTTATTTTATTATTACTCACCATTTTTGTGAGCGTATTAATGTGGTGTGGTATGGGGTTTTAATTGGCAGAAAAATCAGGTCTTATATAACATGCTCAGGGAAGTGATAAATATTAAGCCAGTTTATTGTTGTATTATAATCTGACGTGTGAATTAAACATGCACCTAACAGTATTGCGTGTGTAGGTAGGGTAATATTGCCGCCGGTAACAATTGTGTAAATGGCCTTGCAAAGGAATCTACCAATAAAATAATGCTTAATTAAAACACAACATAAAAATAAATGGAGGTATACTTTTATCCGTTGAAACGTGTCGATAACCCCTATTCAGCAATAGCCCAGCATACTCTGCCAGGCTATTTATGTTAGCAGTCGACTATCACCGCTTTGCCACCGTATAGACAGACGCTGCGCCTTTATTATCCAACATACCTGGTAAGGGGTGGCAAGCCAGGCTACCCCACGATACTCTTACTCAGTCTGTAGTAAGGTTTTTTACGGACATGTCGCTGTAGTCGAATGAAACGGAATCGACACCAACAAGCCTGATCCCCTCAGAACCATTCATGCACGGCCAGCCCTCAATGCCCCCATTAAGGGTTGCGTCGTCCCAGTCAAATAATGAAATCATGCCGTGAGTATTGTAACTATATTCAACTTGCAATCTGAGGCATGTTTCAGCCAGCATTTTTAATACTGCATGAAGAACTAAGCCGCTATCACGAAGCCTCTCTTCCGCACCGTAGAAAAAATTGTTTATCCCATGTAAATTTTCATCAGTCATAACATCATGATCAATCTCAACATCAATTTCCGCTTTCCAGTCCCAGTCAATCCGATACGTTTTTTTATTGTTCATATCTCACCTATTTTTTAGTTGAATAAGTAATGTGATTCAAATACATTAGTCCGATAATAAAAAGTGACGGTGAACTCATTCACTTTCTATTTACGGCAATAATTAAATATTGATTAATTGACGACTTGATTTAATTTTGCTGCCAATTCATTGAGGCAATTCCGCGCCATTTCTTGGTGACTTTCCGCCGTATCACGGGCGTATTTTTGGTTTGTAGTCTTATCAAAATCATCCAAAGTGCCAAAAAACTTCCCGGCCGCAATTTTAAAACAACCCTCTGTCCAGGCCGCGAATATTACCCCACCTGGATGGTCGCCATTTTCACGATAAGCAATATTGCCAATGCGCGTAACATCCAGATACAACCCACCTCCAACCCGGAGGCTGTCCGGCAGCTCAGTAATCCCCGTACCACGCACATCCAGCCAACCATCAACATAGAGGTTATCGGGCAGACTGTTGATACGGCTGCCGCTCAGGTCGAGGGATCCGTTAACAATGAAATCATTAGGGAGCGTCTCAATATCACTGTCACTAAGGTCTAGCCAGCCGTTAACGTGGAAATTCTCAGGCAGAGCAGTTATGCGCGTATCGCGCAGATCAACAGGGCCATCCACCCTAATGCCATCAGGCAGCGCGGTTATCCGGGTGCAACTCAAATCCATTCCGCTCTTAACGTGAAGGTTGTCAGGCAGAGCAGTGATATCACTACCACCCAAACAGAGCCACCCACCCAGGCTAAGATTATCAGGCAAAACGTTGATAGTGGCGCCGCTCAGGTGGAGGCCATGACCCACACGCAGACTGTCAGGCAGCGCGGTAATAGCTGCGCCATCAAGGAAAAGAGACCCGCCAACACTCAGGTTATCGGGTAGCGCGGTGATGTTGGTGCAGCGCAAATCGAACCACCCCTCCACGCTAAGGTTATCAGGTAATATGGCGATGGGGGTACCGTTCAGGTCGAGGTGACAACCAACGTGAAGGTTATCAGGTAAGGCAGCAATGCCACTGTCCCCCAGATAAAGGGAGCCGCCAACACTGAGATGATCGGGTAAAGCAGTCATCCTCGTCCCTACCAGGCTGAGATCTTTCCCTATGCTGAGGTTGTCAGGCAAGAAAGTGATGCCACTCATACCTAGCTCAACGGAACCCTCAACACTGAGATCATCAGGCAGAACAGTGATGTCAGTGCCGTAGAGATTGAGATCACCACCAACACGGAGTCCGCGAGGCAGAGCAGTGATACGCGTCGTACTCAGGTTAAGAGAGCCACCAACGCAGAGGTTATCAGACAGATCAGTAATACGGGTACCGCCCAAATCGAGTGAATGACCCACAATCAGATTCTCAGGGAGGGTGCTAATCATTGTCCCGTTCAGATAAAGAGAGTGATTAACGCGAAGGCTGGTAGGCAGAGAAGAAATCGCGGAGCCGTTCAGATAGAGGGAGCCGCCGACATGGAGTCCATCCGGCAATATTGTGAGGATGGAGTCGCTCAGGTCAAGAGAGCCACCAACACTGAGGTTATCGGGCAGGCTGGTGATATCGGTAGACGTCACCCTCAAATCGACGGGGACGGTAATAGCGCCACTCTTGCCAACAGTGTATCGAATGCCGTTTTCGATGAGGATATTTAATAATTCAGACATATTGTTATTTCCTTTTGGTTAATTACTGGCCTTCGGGGTGCGAAATCCCCCAACCCGAAGGCTGTCATTAACTTTTTTGATTAATTAATTAAATAAAATTACCCGATTAAAGCGCCGCTAAATCCAGAGGGATATTGATTAATCTTCCCTGAGTATCTTTCTCCTTAAAATTTAAATAAGTTTTTGATGTTGCTATTTGCAGTGATTCCGAAATGGCTTCCATCGCCGTGCGCCAGCGCACATCATCAATTTTAATGCGCCGCAAAGACAGGATGCGGGTTGTACTGAGATTCCCTTCCTTATCCACCTCAAAAGCATCTGCGATAATGGCCTTGATATTTTTATTTGCGCCAACCGACCACTCAGTCAGGCATTCGTCGATAATATTTTTTGCTACCTGGAGTTCCGGGCCAAATGCCAGGGACTCTTGTACCGATATTTTAATTTGTCGGGTGCCGTCAAAGCTGCTGAATGTAACATTTCCTTTCACGCCTCCCGGCTTGCGGTCAAATTTTTCAGCCACCAAATCCATCCAGGCGTAACACTCATTAAATGATTGCCTTTTAAACGCTCTGATAATCGCCTGAACACGGTGCGCCTCAGTAATTTGATTATTAACAAATTCATCCATTAGAATATCGTAATCTGATATAAGGCCTTTCGGCACCAGTCGGCCTTTGCGATCTTTCATATAATCATCGTTATTAATAGCGTCTGACATGATATTACCCTCGATTAATTTAATAGTGATATGTTTTACGAGCACTTATAATCCTGAGAATCAACACCTAAGAATATATTCCAGCCATCCTAATTTGTTTAAATAAATATCGCCGAACAAAGGGTTATCTGTATCCCGCTTTTTGTTGGCTGGTTGCCTTATTCCGATAATAAGTATCCACAACTAACTGAAATCCTAATGCCGTAGGCTTTTCTGTTTTGTCAGTTATTAGCTTCAATTCTTTTGCGATTGTTGTTGCTGTGTGTCCGCAGTGATAACCAGCGGCCCGTTTAATAACTACTTCAGCGAGAATCGTTCTGAAATCAGTTCTGCCGAAATTAGTCCCAGCAAAAGCATCATTAACAACGGCGTCGGTTATTTTTAAATATTCCTGATATGCGTCATGAGTTGTCATCATGCCCCCTCTACCCGCTTGCGATACTCATGAAACCAGTCATAAACCTCGCTTAGCTCTTTCTCGATAACCTCAGCTTTGCGATTAAAATAAGCCTGAGCGTCAGTTTCTTCATCTGGTGCAAATTCACCGGGGCCGAGAAGTGTATTAAAAATCCACGACATTGCAGCCTTATCACCTTCACCATGTTCAGCTTCAATGCAGGCAGTTTGCATTACTAAAAGGTTCTTCCCGAAAATCAGGTCGATTTCTTTAATTCGTTTGCGGAAATACTCGTTTTCGTCTTTTAGTTCAGCAACACGTTTTAGCGCTCTGTCTAACTCACTGTTAAGTTCCATTAGCTTTTGTCCTCTGAAGTAGTGAAACCGGCTGCTTTGATTGCTGCATGAGCAACTACTATCGGAATTACTTTTGCATCAGGCATAAACTCGGGCGCGGCGGTAATGCCGATGTTCGGTAACGCAACAGGCACTAGAAGCTTCTCGTTTGCCGCTTCCAGTTGGGCTATCAGTTCAAGAACTACAGCGGGATTGGCAAGAGAAATGAAATCAGCGTTATTTTGTGAGTCGCCAACATTGCATACCCATGCTGGGCCAGTGAATTCAGGGTTCCCACAATCGTCGTAATGTGTCCATTTCTCTGTTTCACTGACAATCATTCGCGGATATCCGCTCTGTGACGTCCACGGCCCCGGCACTGCGGCTAATGCTGCCTGCTTTAACTCGTCAAGATTGGCTTCTGCGAACCAGGTGCCGAAAGTATTGGCAGTGTTGACGCTGCAACCGTCCTGTAATGGCTGTCGAGGTATTATTTTGTCGCTCATCATGGTTTCCTTTTTATAACGTGAAAATATGTCGCTGTTCGTGCGCGACACGGCATGCCTATTTGCTGAAAATCCAGCACTCCATCACCTCTGGCATTTTGTACAGACTCTCAACCGGGCGGGTGCTGTTGTAGGCTGAACTCACACGACTACGCACACTTTTGATACCGAGAAACTTCCGGGTCTGCCCGAGTTTTAATAATTTTTTCATCTCTGAGATATTGATTGCCGGTTGGCGATTCTCATTTGAAACTTGAAGGAAATGATTAAAGTTGACGGCAATCTGATCGTTCTCCCGCGTATGGTTCACGCCGCAAGCCTCGCGCGTATCCAGATAATCAAACGTCTCCCAAAAATCTTGTACCAGCGGGTGATCTTTCCGTATGGCAAGTGCACGCTCTATCGCAAGTTGAACGATCGCTTCCCGTGTTTCTGCAATATGCTTGCTATCAACCGGCAAAATCAGCGGTAAAGTTTCGAGTAAAGCAATCAGTTGAGCGTGATTTTTAGCAATACGGATATGATTGATTTCCGGGTGTATCTCAATTTCATTATTAATCGTCTGATAACGCGCAAAAAATCGTTCCAATATCTCCCGCTCTTTCAACGTAGCCAGCAGAATAAACCCCGAGATGGTTTCTATCGGATAGCGCTCCAGCGCTTCCGCTGCCACCTTGGTTTGTGGCGTCTGATCGTGCCTGTCGGTGTACAGGTGAATGATGCGCTCCAGAAACGCTTTAGAGCCGTCCGTATTGGCATTTTGTGCGATGATTATTGCGCCCTTAAAAGGTGGCTCGTAGGTTTCGTTATTGTTCGTTTTTATACCTACTGCACGGGGGGATCGCCCGTTATACAATGATTTCAACTCATCCCAATCAAAAGCACGCTGCCGGGCATTGTCCTGGCTGCGATCGCCCTCAATCAGACACACCGGCAGGTTGCCGACCTGCGCAAAATTACGCGCCCGGGCAACTGGGGTAGATTTCGATGGATCAAATCCTTCGTAATCCGGACGACCACTGAGCCGCCAAAGAAATTCGAGCAGGGTACTTTTACCGGAGCCGGGCTCTCCGACCAGCTCAAGAAAGGGAAAACTCTTCTGTACAGTACGAATTTGCTCGGCAAACAGCGACCCCAGCCAGAAGGTCAGTGCGATATACCCCTTGACCCCAAAGGCTTGCCATAAATCAGCACACCAGGACGGGTCAAAGGCGGTAAAATTGGGGTTAAGTATCAGGTGCGGTGATGCGCTCAGACTTTTCAGATTGAGGTTGCGCATTTCAAAATAATCTTCATCATTGATTGGGTAGAGCGTCCCGTTATGCACGGCAACGTCATTGAAAATATATGACTCAAACTCCCGGTTGTAGCCGATAAAATTCTGTGTATTCACTTCTTTTATTTGTGGCAATTCCTGCTTTGCCAGCTTATCCAGTTGATTGGTGCTGCCGGTATAAACCGCCCCTTTTGCCACATGCAGCAACCGTTTTTTAAACTCCGATGAACTGGACAGTTGCGCGGCGGTAAACGTGGCCTTAACGGGGGGCGTACTGCCTGGAAAGTCAATCCGCAGGTAATACCAGGCCTCATCCGTTGCAATGGATTTCTGGAAGTACAACGGCGTAGGGTAGCAGTTGGCTATTTCGGTCACTGCGCCGGACTCCTGTAAGGCTTTCGCCTTCGCCGCCCGTTCATCTAAATGCGGTTCGGCGCACTGAATACGCTCTACGGCCTTCATATGCCGCTCAATATCCAGCTTGAACCAGTACAACCGGGCATCATGCTTAAAGTGGAATTCATGGCGTTCTGTGCGTTTAAACATCAGCAACGCCTTATCAATGGCACTTTTAGCGATAAGCAGCGCACCGTAATAACGGTAGGCCTCCATATCCTTTGCGGTCAGCTTTCCCGCCAGGTGTAAATCATTCCAGTCCGCAGTTGCCTTGCCAACCGAAGGCAAAGCTGCTTTTGCTATCCACCCCTCGGAACGGCTGCGCTCGACATGTTTGCGTATGGCCCGTTCGCCAGCGTTACCGTTGTCCAGCGCCCATACCAGAGCAGGGCGTGGACTGTTGTCATACAGCCCCGCCAGTGCCTGGAGCGCTTTTTCAGGGTAGTTATTGCAGGTCATGAGCGATACAGCGGCTATGCCGTTCTGGTTCAGGCTGAGAGCATCAAAAATACCCTCAACCAACCAGATTTCTTTTTGCCCGGTTAGGTCTTGCCTAGCATGACTCCACCAGTAACCGGCATAGCGGCCGGAAAAGTGGGCTTTGCGGTCAAAGCGTTCGGGCCGGTCTATCAGGCGCTCCCAGTGCGCCCCGTTCGGCAAGGCAAATCGCACTGTCGCACTGCCCTGGCCTTTTTGATGGTAACTCTCTTGGGTATAGCACCCGGCAACCAGTGAAAGATCCAGTCCACGGGCTTTACTCAGATAAGCGTCAGCCGCCGCTTGGGGATCGCGTTCAGTTTGTGGGTAGTGCTCAGACCAGTTATCGAACAGATCCGAATACAGCGATTTAACAATAATTTCAGCACCACACTTATTCTCTCGCCCACAACGGAGTACCCAGGGTTTATCCAGACTGGTAAATAGTTCCTTTTTTTTGCATTGAGGACAAATACCCTGACGCAAATACCCCGCCTGTTCTTTAAACTGGAAGTCATGAATTAAACGGCGTATAATTTCAGGCTGAAAGGTATTATTCATTGTTGGCTCCAAAGCGCCGCTATCTCGGCGCTTTTATTTTTGTTAATTAATGCGGTCGCCATTATGGTTTTGATAACTGTTCTTGCTGAATAAAAACGTCAAATACGCCATTTTCTTTTAATTCACTCAATGCAGCCTGAACATCTTCACCGATATAACTTAATATATCCGGCACATATAACTGATGCAGTCCGTTAATTTCTCGCTTTATTAAGTCTCCACTCAAGAATAAAGACACATTCGCCGCTCGGTTTAACTTGCGATAACAATCAATGCTAATATCGATGCGCTTGGAGGTGTCATCATTATTTTCTTGCGCTGTATCAATATTACTTTTTCTCATAGCCAAGCCATTTACCATTAAATTACACGGCGGATTATCATAAAAATGACGAAACCCAACGCCATTTTTCCAATCTAATGCTGTGGTGTTATTATTGTGCTTCATGACAAACCTCTTATTATTACGCTATTATGTTGGTTACAAATATGATGAATAATGCTCATCTTTTTTATCATCGTCATTGGATAATGAGCCGTCTTTTGAATACCAGTCACGATAACGGCGTGATGGCTTTGGATTTAAATGCCACTGAACCATATCTTTATTGAAATAATATTCAGGTGTACCATTAATCTGATGATAGACCTCGGCAAACCAGATTAATGGCATTTCTGACTGTATGCCGGAACTCTCATAAATAAAGAAAACCTCCCTGCTGAATTCGGGATTTACTGCCGCCAGCGCGTTATCGGCATATTTCACGCACAATATGTACACCGTCCAGCAGTGAATATGCTGGTAGCGTTCGCCATACCGGGGATTAGCTAGCATAATGTCTCGCCTTAACCGGTACTCGCCCGGCATAAGCGGCAATATGATGCCGGGCAATTATCATTTTTGCGGCGCTGTAGCTGGGTGCTCTTATTTCTTCCCGGTGTGGCTTGGCCTGTATATCGGCGCGTAGAACGGCCAGAAACAGAAATTTATATTCAACAGGTAACACTGCGTTATCATAATTTAATTCATTAACGATAATGGTCGTAGGTGAAATAATATTTTTCTGGGTTAAAACTCTGCTTGTATTATTCATTGCATGACCTCCATTCTGATATTTAAGTAAGCAATACCCAGTGCAGCTTTACCGGTATTTTTGTCTTTTCAAACTCACTCACTCAGCGTTAGCGAGTCTTCATTCATCGCCGCATATCTTTACTGGGTAAGCTCTGGCGAGCTATCATTGATAATGATGAACTGAATTTATCCAGTTCTGACCCGTTATAATGACAATGCTAAAGATTTGACAACCCATTTTCATAAAGGCTATCGGGTAACTGCGGCAGTAAAATAATCATGCTAATTTATTGCTATTTCCTTTATTTATATAACTGAATGCCTTCTATTAAATGGAATATTTTAATTGATTACGGGTAATTTATTGTGTTGCTTTAATTGATTTATTATCTGTAAAGATTTTCAATATACCTTTCTGCTTGATAAACACTGTCAAATAAACCCAAAGATAAATCGCCATACCAGACACGATAACGGGTTATGGGTCTTATCGCTGACCGAAAGCAACGTTCAATAATAAAATCCCCGTACTGCCGGTCACGCTGGTTAATGCCTTTATATTTATTACCGATTAACTCTCTTGTAACTAAATCAAGTGATTTGTATTTTTTTCTCATGCTATTAGTCCGTTTTTACCACTATTACGACGATTCTTATCAGAGGTTCTACGATAGGTCGGTTTATCACGCATAAGCCGGTCAATGTGATAGCGCTCATCTGCGGTGATGATTGCGCGGCAATGGCGAAGGGCGTCTAAATATTCCTGCATCATGATAAAACGTCTTGGACGCTTTGAACCCGGCATACCTTCTCGGTGTACGGGGATTTGTGCTCTATCCATGAGGTGTTGCACTGATTTGAGAGTGCGGCCGGTGAGGTAGGCGAATTCCTCTGCGTTAACAAAAATCTGGCTTGCCAGTTCATCATTCGACATGTCGCGTAACTTGTGAGTTTGCTTCTCGGTCATGCGGCACACGCGCACCGCTCGACCCATATCTACAGGAAATTGCCTTACATATTGCATGTCTATTTCACTGATGTTTCGCATTTGTGCTAAAGTCCTTAATTGAACCCCGTCGGGGTTTGCTTGGTACAGAGTTGATATTGTCTGCTCTGTTACTACTGTGGGTAATTATTACGAGAACTAGAAACAATGTCAATAACGCAGGGAAGTAAATTAAGGCTGATTCGTAACTCAGAGCAGTTAACTAAAAGGCAACTAACTGATTTGGTTGGAATTGTTTACACCACTTATCATGGTTATGAGGCTGATAAATCAAAAATGACATTAGAGTCGGCTATAAAGCTATTTGGTCACCCTCGTTTTCACAAATATCAGGACTGGTTTATGTATGATCGCGTAGACCCAGCGAAGGGGCAGATTGCACCGGCGCTCGCGCTATATACGCCCGACGAAACAAACTCACCCCGCTAAGGGATGATAACTGGTTAGATATTTATTACCTGTGGGCTGAATACCTATGGGAAGAGTCTGTGCAGTACATCGGAGGGTTATCTTATGTCTATTAAGAAACTCGAAGATGGTCGCTATGAAGTGGATGTAAGACCGCGGGGCCGCAATGGAAAGCGTATCCGTAAAAAGTTTGACCGTAAGGCTGATGCTCATGCCTATGAGCGCGGTATTGTAGCTAAATATCAAAATAATGATTACTTGAGTCGACCAGCAGATAAGCGCCGTATGAGTGAGTTTGTTGAATTGTGGTGGATATTGTTAGGCCGTAACCTGCGATACGCTAAATCACGACTAAGTACTATGAACGGAATATGCCGTGACATGGAAGATCCCATGCTTTACCAGATTGATTCCCGGTGTCTTGTCGAATACAGGGCCTACCGTCTGGATATAGGGATTAAGGCTTCAACCATTAATCACGACCTTTTCGCCCTGAGTGGAGCCTTCAAGGCTATGGCGAAAATTGACGAGTACCACGGTGAGAATCCTGTTGCAACACTCTCACCGCTTAAAGAGGTGCGATCGGAAATGTCCTATCTGACCACCAACGAGATAGAGACTTTATTATCTCAGTTAGTTGGTGATTATTACCCCATTGCCGTTCTCTGTCTTGCAACAGGTGCGCGATGGGGAGAGGCTTACGGGCTAAAGGCTGAAAACATCGTTCACAATAACGTGATGTTCTCACACACCAAAAATGGTGATAAGCGCGTAGTTCCTATTTCGCAGGAAATTGCGGATATTGTCAAAACTAGGGAGTCAGGGCGATTATTCCGGGTTAGCTATAGCCGTTTTCGAAAGATGATGAAAGAAGCAAAGCCAAATTTGCCGGATGGTCAAGCGGTACATGCTTTGCGTCATACCTTTGCGACTCATTTCATGATGAAGGGAGGGAATATTATTACTTTGCAAAGAATTCTCGGGCACTCTGACGTATCTCAGACTATGACGTATGCGCACTTCTCGCCGGACTACCTGGCTGATGCCGTCAGTTACAATCCCCTGTCCACAGTGTCCACATTGCGTCCACAGTGTCCACATTGCGTCCACAAAAGGACGGCTTAA